TCAAAACCTTGCCCGACTTGGTCTTGGGCTTGAGGGCCAACCTGGACTGCTCGAACAGAGTCTCGTATACAGCGTTTGTATTCTCTGTCGGCCAGCTCACCTTTGCCATATGTTCGACCGAACCCAGCATAGTGACCGCATCAAACTTTCCATGAAGATCACTTGGAATATTTCGGGCATCACCAATTCTTGTTATTAATTCATAATTCAGACAACTTGCGTTGTGATTCTGACTCAAAGTCAGACCGACCGAGTCGACCCCATTATTTCTCAGATACTTCATCCAGTCTCCGTATCCGCATCCCAGGTCCAGAACCTTCATACCCGGCCGCAGACCCAAAAGCTCATAAAACTTGTCATATTTCTGATGGAGAGCAGTCTCGGAACTCACAGTCCAGACGTCATCCTTGAAATATCCCTCGGTCAAATCAGTGTCGGCCTTCTTTTCAAGATACTGATCGAACCACTGATAGGACGAATCGACCCGCTCCTCTTCAGACAAGATGTTTATATTCTTTGTCATATTCAAAATTTCGTGAGCAATGAAAAGTGTAGAATAAATAGTAAACCAATAACTGGTCGAAATATATTGACTAAATGCGACGAGACTATACATGAGAGCAAAATTTATAGGCTGGATGTTAAATCCGAACCTCCGCGCGAGGGTCACCGCGAGAGTGGGACATGTGAACAAAATGGAACTCATATTACTACTGATATAACTATTTACTTCTTTAAAGTGTGTCCGGAACTGTCTTGTCGGCCCGGAGCTCTATGAACACCGGCAGGAACAGCGACTTTTGCTTCGTCTTCTTGTCGGAAATCAGCGCATTATACTTGATGCTCACGATTTTGTTATTGAATTCAGAAGGAGAAAGGGAGCGCTCTTCATCTGATAGACCCGTCCCGACCGCCACCTTCACCGAGCCATCAAGCGATTGACAAATGAGCGAACCAATTTTACCTTCATATTTGCCTGTGCCCGGAACGAACCCAGTCACCAGCAGATCAGCCTCGAGCTCCGCCTTCATCTTGATCTGGTGCTTCACACGCTTGTCCTCCCAACGACCCATCGGATCCTTGAGGATGATACCCTCTTCGCCTCGGTCCAGATTGAACTGATAGAACTCTTGGGCCTCCTCCATAGTGTTCACGGGGCGCGTCTCCACGTTGTGGATCTTCGCACGGTTCGACTCGGCGACGCTCGCGCGCAGTTTTGAGAGGCGCGACTCGTAAGGAAAACACGAACGGCCGACCCGAAAGTCCGGAAGCGAAATAACGTCCCAGAGAACCGCGTGAATGCTTTTGGCCTCCGACACAGTTCCTGTCCCTTTTTGAAATTTAGTCAGGATTCCGTTTCCGGTCTTGCGGTCCTTGGGGTTTCCGTTCGAGTCCATAATGAGCAACTCACCATCATAGACAACATACTCAAGACCGAGAGCCAAGAAGTCGGCATCCAGTGCCCCCAGAAGGTCGAGTTCCTTTCCGTTGCGAGAACGATACTCAACCGATCCATTACTCACGATCGCATTGAAACGCATACCGTCCATTTTGGTCTGGGCGTAGCAAGGGAATTTTAAATCAGAATTGGAAGTGCTGACGAGCATGCAAGGCCAGCTAAGCTTCAGGTCGGGCCAGATTTTCTCGACTGTGGACTCGCTCACACCGCACTTCAGGTTTCGACCAATGACCCGGGTAATGACCTCTCGATCATTGGCAGAAAGTCCACCGAGAAGATCGGCCAGATATTCCTTGGCGCGGTCTCCCCGGATGTGTCTGGATGCGAGATTCTTCTCGATCGCCGCCAGAGCGAACGATAGGTCGTATCGATGCTCGGACGTCCGTGCATCCGGAACCTTTTTGATATAAAAATTGATGGCTGGATCCAGCGCCAACTGAAAAGCCTTTTTTAGATTGGCGTTATTCGCGTTATTTTTGAGGATAGACTCCTTGTCGAGCCGGCTGGCCGTAGAGGCGAGAGACTCGATGATATCCATTTTGGATCACCTGGTCGACTTGGCGTTTCTGACCTGCTCATCACACCTTTTTAAAATATTCCAGGACCCTCGCACTCGGATCAGTCGCTGTGGACCACTGAGGCATCCACTTATAGGGAACGACATGATTTTGACCCTCATAATACTTTTCAAAGATCTCTTGATACTTCTCTTCTCCTTGAGCCCGAAGAGCGTCGACCCAAGAGTAACCGACCGCGTCGCTCATTCCATTCTTTTGACGCCAAGCAATCTCGGGCGGTAGAACATCCGCAAAAGCCTCGCGCAATATATGTTTCTCAAGACCGTCCTTTGGCAATTTTAATTTAGAATCAAATCCGGACATTACATAATCGATGAAATCCCGATCGAAAAAGGGGACCCTGAGTTCGAGACCATGTGCGGATGTTGTTCGATCGGCCCGAAGAACATCGAACATATGAACGTCCTGAACAAGTCGCCTCGTCTCGGTCACAAAGGCACTTTTGCTCGGTGCACCATGGAAGTATAGATATCCTCCAAAGAGCTCATCGGAACCTTCACCGCTCAGAACGACTCGAATATCCGTCCTTTCCTTGATATACTTGCTCAGAAGATACATTGGAACCGATGCACGAATAGTCGTCGTATCAAAGGTTTCCAGAGTCCATATAACCTTCTCGAGCACATCAAGACCCTCCTGAACCGTGAATAGGACCTCGGTATGATCGGACCCTAGAAAGTCAGCCATCTTACGGGCGGCCAAAAGATCCGGTGAACCTTCAATTCCTATCGCAAATGTCTTCATTCCGGGACCGATAATCTCCTTTCCAATCGCGGCCACTATAGACGAATCAAGACCCCCACTCAAAAAGAAACCCACGGGCCGCTCAGAATTGTTCACGCGTTTCCGGACCGCGTCGGTCAACAGTGTTCTTATAACCTCGGTCGGTTTACCATACCAGTATTCTTCAGGGTCCGTATTCCATGAAATAAATTTATCCAATTCAGAATCAAAAATGTGTCCAGGTGGAAATATTTCAATTTTAGAACCAATATGACCAAGTGCCTTCATTTCAGAAGCAAAAGAGATTCCTCCCGAGCTCCGGCAGTAGTAGAGAGGTCGGACACCGACGCGGTCACGGGCGGCCCATATGCGGGTTCCGTCCGTGATGACGATTGCAAAGTCACCACTGATCATTGAGCAAGTTTTTACGAGACCAAACTTTTCCACAAGTGGCAAAATTATTTCACAATCAGAATTCCCAGGCTTTCCTCCGAGTTCGATGTGATTGTAGACTTCGGCATTCGCGATCAGACACTTTCCCTTGTGATGGAAAGGCTGCTCGCCGTCTGTGATTCCGTTTATGGCCAGACGCCAAAAAACGAGGTCGACATCTCCGAAATTCTGGTGGGTATAAGAGTCGGGCCCCCTGTGGTCGAGTGCTTTTGGGTATGGCACCGGTTCCCGGGTCGTTGCGAATATACCACACATCTAACAAGTTAAAGGACCACGACTTTAAATAGTAAATGTCTCGGGCTCCTGCAGAACTCCTCAAGGCTCTCGAGACGAACGGATTCGCAAAGGACCAAGTGACCCTAAATTATGTTTATGGAAATACAGCGCAGGACGGACAGTATTCGGCCGGGGCAGGAGAGGCCGCTCGGATACTGGGAAAGTATCTGTCTCAATACGGGTCAATGACCGTAAAAGAAATTAAAAGCCTATAGTAATGTTCACCTTTAGGTATAAGGACCCAGCGACACGAGACGCAGCCAAGGCGGCCGCGCAGGCTGCCCTCAGACAGACTCTTAAAATAGAATATAAGGATCCAAATACAATGATTATGAAAGATGCTCCTGGAATTATCAAAACAATGGCCAAAATTCATAGTGACTTGGGAATTCCCGAACCCAAATTTAAAACAAATTTAACTCGTTCATCAATTAAACCAAATGATATTGTCACTAATAAATCTCAAAACTTTTTTTACGGAAGTTATTATCAGATACCCACAGGTAACGCACCGGTCTTTCCACCGCGCATAGGTATTATATCTCTCGGGGGCTCATATTTAAGTAATGATCTCAAATTGGCCTGGGCAGACTCGGGACGCACAGATCCATATAAAGAACCTCGATACGTCATCTTACCCGGTTCAACTTATATACCCAATTCTCTTCCGGATGAAGAGACAGATTCTTGGGGATATCACGCATCTCTTGAAAATTCACTCGATCTTCAATTGATAATGACAAACTCCCCACCGAACGCAGTAATTACTATTTATATGGCACAATATAGCTATTATGGATTTATTATGGCTCTTGCTCGGGCCGATATAGATAATCATATCATATCGTGCTCATGGGGAGTTCCCGAGGTTTCTCTTAATGATGCCCTATTATTATCTTTCAATAAAACTTTTTCTCGGGTGGTATCCAACGGAACGGCTATGTTGGCGGCGTCAGGGGATACCGGTTCACGACCTTTTTACTATTCTGGTGGAGATAATTATTATACATTATCGGTAAATTTTCCAGCCTGTAGTCCATATTGCATAGGATGCGGCGGAACGGCACTTTCTTTTGTAGGTCAACAAATAACAGGCGAGACTGGATGGAGCGGTTCCGGAGGTGGAACCAGTTACATATTTCCTAAACCATCTTATCAATCATCTCTGTCAGGTCCGAATTATAGGCAAGTTCCAGATATTTCCATGGCGGCCTCTCCCGAAGCAAGTCCTTGGAGTGTGTTTTTCAATGGGTCCCAAACTTATGTTGGAGGAACATCTTGCGTGGCGCCCGCATTTTCAGGATATCTGAGCTGGTTCTTTACCAATAAGACAATTTATGATGGTGAATTTGGAATTTTAAATAATATTTATGCAGCCACGAATTCATTTAGAGATATAACACAAGGAACAAATGATCCAGACTTAAACGACCAATATGATTGTGGACCTGGCTACGATATGGTGACCGGTCTCGGGTCGCCCATAGGAAGAAACCTCGCGGCCCAGCTACAAATATAGTTCCAAAATTTCTTTGATCACTTCACTTCTCAAAATATCATCAGTTGTAAAATCGAGATGAAGAATATTTTCCGATGGACGAATCCGTGAAATAAGGTCCGAGAGTCCGTTATTTTCAAAACCTCGGTCGTGCTGGTTCACATCCCCTGTCACGACCATCTTGGAATCGGTCCCGATTCGAGTCAAAAGCATCTTCATCTGAGACGGCGTGGAATTCTGCATCTCGTCTCCGATGATCCAGGCATTATCAAACGTTCGACCGCGCATATAGGCCAATGGACAAATTTCAATCTTCTGCTGAGACATCATTTCCTTTACCTGTTTTGGGCTGATATACCGGTGGAGCGCATCGAACATCGGACGGGTCCAAGGATCCATCTTCTTCTCCATACTTCCGGGAAGAAATCCGTGCTGCTCATCGACACTCACCGCCGGACGCGTCAACACGAGCTTGGAGACGTTCCCCTTGATCAAAGCCTTGGCGCCCGAATGACAGGCCAGAAGGGTCTTGCCCGTGCCTGCCGGACCGGTGCCTATCACTACCGGAGCCTTGGAATAGAGATACTCGATATACCGAATCTGAGAAATGTTACGAGGGAGGACCATTCTATTATTCAAGGGACTTTTTCTTTTAACACTCTAGGACTTGAGACTATGGTTTCTTGAATTTGACCCGTCCGAAACGCGCCATCAAGACTCCGTGCGACTATTCTATCAGGGTTCTCGGCCAGGAACTCGAGGAACTTGTTGAACGAGCACTGAAGTCGACGCTGACTCTTGCTATCTATTTTTGGATTCAAAATTATTGCACCCGTTTTATTTTTAATTTTAAAATTAAATTCTTTGATGGCTTTCGACTCTTCTGCAGTCTTTCTCCGACTCTTTGGGACGGCCTCGATTAATTTTTTCAGTTCTCTTATGTCTTCGGAAGTAACAGAACCGAACAGGGTCTCGCGTGAATTGGTCAAATCGACCTCGATTATCGAGGTGAGGGTTTTTGTGGTCGGGCTCGATTGCCGATAAGTTACGACAACCAGATGAAAGGTCTGGCCCGAACCGCACGATTCGAACACGCGCAGGGCATCTGCCATGCGGACCACCCCAGGTGCCTTTGTGGTCTTTATTGACAAATCCACACCGGGGTCGAGCTTATTGAAGCTTCCCGGAAAGTCTTTTGCGGCCGTGTAGCCTATTGATTCGAGCTCAGTCTCTGTAGCGCCATAGACGCTTCGGAGAATGTCTTTTTCCCAGGTAAAGCCGTGACTCTGAACGGCCATTCTGGGTTCAATTTATTTTAAGAATTTTAGGGCCAATTTGACCAGTGCATTACACATTTTTTTAGTTGGAGAAGGCGAGGCCACCCATTCCGCTCTGGATGCGCAGAATGTTGTAGTTGACCGCGAAGAGCTTCTGGTTGAGGGTAGAGCGAGTGGCCGCATCGGGATAGTTCTTGAGCTGGGCAGCAACCTGGGCATTGTCAATGCGGGAGAAGTTGCAGGTGCCGCTGGGCTGGTGCTCCTCGGGCTTGAGGGCGAAGGAGTAGACGTAGATGCCCGGGTAGGGGGTGCCGCTGTGATACTTGAACGGCTGATACTGGTTGAAATACTTGGCATTCTGGACCGCGAAACGGTCCTGGCCGTTGAGGACCAGCTTGAAGGTCTGCAGAGGGCCAGCGGACATGGCGGCGTTGGTGGAGGTGTTAGAGAAGCCCTCCTCCGTCCAGTAGATGCTGGCGATGGAAGGGTCCGCACCATAAATGAGGCGGGGAGCACCCACAGTGTGGGGCAGGGGGAAGAAGCCCGGGACGGGCTCGGTCTGGCTGAAGCCGGGATCGGCGCAAGAGCTGATGTTCACCAGCGACATCTTCTGGCTGAAATTCCAGAGAGCATTCACGTCACTGCTCAGAGGAGACTGGTAGCACCAGATGAGCTCCTTGACCGGGTGGTTCAGGGTCAGGCGGACAGTCTGGGCGCTGGAGGCGGTGGTGGAGGTGGTCAGCGAATCGCCGCCGGTGTGCTGGACCTGCTCGATCAGATACTCGTGACCCTTCTGGGCGAAGCGCCGGCGCTCCTCCGTGTCAAGGTAGACATAGTTGGCCCAGACCTGGATGGGGTTGGTGCCGAACCAGTTGGAGTAACCCGTCGTGGATCCGGCCGCCAGATCGAAATCGAGGCGGACCTCGTGATACTGCAGGGCGATTAGGGGCAGGAAGAGGCCCGGGTTGCGGTTGAAGAAGAAAATCAGGGGCAGATACACATACGAAGTATTGGCATCAAAGGTCGGGTTGGAAATGGAGGCCATCTTGCCATAGGAAATCTTCTGGGACTCTCCCAGGAAGACCTCGGCGTAAAGGCGGAACCAGGTCTGGTAGTGCTTGTCGATGCGCTGGCCACCGATGGTCAGCTCCACGGCCGAGATGGCGCGCTCGGCCAGCCAAGACCCGTCCAGAAGGGTGTTGTTGGAATACGTAGAGGGCATAGCCGCAGAGTTGGGCTGGAGCTGCAGCCACATGTCACCGACCAGGTCGCCGTTGCGGGCGATGGTCACGGACACGCGGGAGCCGCTGGTGGCAGAGCCGTTCACGGTCTGCTGAATAGCCTCCATCGCGAAGTTCGTGTAGCGCTTGTAGACCGCCTGGAAAAAGGTCACCTTGGGCTGACCCGTAAGATACACATCTTGAGCACCGTAAGCAACCAACTGCATAAGACCACCAGCCATTTTGGTATATGCCAAGAAAAAAATTTAGCCTGTTTCATCCTCATCGCGCCCCCTGAAGTATTCCATAATTTCATCAAGCAATTTAGATGGACACGTGGCAGTCGGCAAAATCAGACCGTCTGGTCCGCGGGTTATGTGTCTACTGGGGTCATAGGCAAACTTTATAAGAATCTGCCAACGGTCTCCATACCGTCGATTAATCTTTTTACCATGGAAAAAGTGCCTGATAATTCCTGGAGTATACCCAAGTCTGAGACCCTTGGCTCTGTCCTGAAAGTTTAGGACATCCTGTTTATATGCGTCGGTCGTATTTCCATTCAGACTATTTAACCCAAGACCTATGAGACACAAGGCCATATTATGATCTCCGGCACCCAAAATACTGTTCTCGTAGAGACCACCCATTTTATCATAAGCCTTTCGAGTAATTGCCCACGCAAATCCTGGATGCCAAAATGTTCGGCCCCATGTGAGACATTTTGCATAATTAAAACCAAATGAGCTAAACAGGGTCATCATTTCTTCATTAAAATTCATATCTATCGCGTGACTAAATAGCTGTATAATGTCTTTGTGACCATTTAGAATTTTCAGAGTGTCCATTGCCCAAGTATGAGATTCAAACTCTATATCGGCATCGACCCACGCCATCGCCTTCCAGTTCTTGGGCAGGAGCTTCTGAACTCCGATATTTATCATATTTTCTTTGTGCCACAGTGGTGCACAACAGGTCCGTATCTGAAGGTGCCTCGGGTGGCCCCTTTGTGTCACATGGAATGCCTGAGAACCATAGGCCAGTTCGACTATATATAGTTTTACATTTTCCTCAATTTCAAATCTTTTTATAAATTCTCTGGCCAGTTGAAATCTCCTTTTATATTGGCAAGGATTCGAAATTACTATAATGACATGTAGAAAATCATCTATTGGATCATTATTCTTAATCGCGAGCCTAATATCATTTATTTTTACGAGATCGGCCTCGCAAGCTCCCGTCTCGGTTATTGTCATTTTCTAATATTATATAATATTCTTTTACATAAAGTCTGCTTGATCTCGGTAAAACTCAAAGTCCAGACGGCGCCGGCAGGCTTGGTAACTCGGGTTCGATATGCACTCGCGCCAGTTCCGCTGAAGGAATTCAATTCTATTGCCAACCTCGAGCATTTTGTCAACCATTTTTTCCATATATATGTCTAACCACGCCCTTAGGACATTGGTCGCCAGGCGCTCCGCGTGATAATACGGGTCCCTGGGGTAAGGAACGTTCATTCCGGCCCAGACTATGTTCTGGGCAACAAGACAACTCTCATCCAATATTTCCAAAACTTCCGGAACGCATCTATAGACAAGACGGATATCATCGAACGCATCATTCACGGTCGTTTCGATATTTTCAAGAGACCGTGTATCGAGCTCATCGGTCTCTTCCCAATATTCGAGACAGACTCCTCGCGTCAGGTCCATCGTGAATAGATTCTCCTCAAACGCGTTGAGCCTGTCGTAAACTTCGCCGAGGCGTCTCTGCATTTCTCAATTTCACCGGTGATCTTTTTATGCTCATGGAATTAATCAATTTAGAAATTAAATTGCGAGCACTATTCGTGGTAAGACCAGCCGCGGTCACCTCGCGCATGATTCTTTCGCGAGTTTTTTCAGAAGGGTTTCCATAATAGAAACTCAGGTTCCCACGCTTGAGAAGATTTGTCAGAGGGGCTTTTATATTTGGAATTAAAATTTCGGGTGTATAATTCCCGGTCCGTAAAGCATTCTTCACGAGTTCTATATATTGTCCGTGGGTCATCCCACGTCCGGCCGTTTTCTTCATAAGGTTCCGTGTATAGGTTCCGCTTTCTAAATTGAAAAGGACAATCGGGCCCTTCTTGGAAAGTTCTCCGGCGGCCACAATGACCCGCCCGGGGTGTAAACTTGGCATTTGAAAATGCCGAGAGCCCGACTCGAGCTTATTTAAGACCCTGACAAAAATCTTATGGTATCTATTCGTCGCGGGATCATACTCTATGAGATAAAGATACACTCCGTCGGACGGAAGATTGTGGACATTTTTGTTCCTAAATGTCCTATTTTCATTTAGATTTGAACGATTCTGACCGTAATAAATCCTGGGCCAGTGGTTAGGTATTCCTGCGACGTGAGTATTTTCTAATATTTTTTGGACGCGTTCTATAGCATTCCCCCTATTTACCCGAGGCCAGTTGAAGCCTCGGTTCAGACCAAAAAGACGCTTGACGTTTAAACTTGGCTCCATTACAATTTACAAACAAAATTAATCTATATCCATCGGATGCGCAAAGTCCTCCGCTCCAAACTCGTGTCCTCCGCGCCACTGCTCCTCCTCGAAAATTTGACGCTCGACTGATTCGAGTTGCCGAGTGAACTTCTGGACGAGCCCGGCGATGAAATCACGCGACTCATTCCATATAGGGCTCGTCGGATCGAACATATCCGTCTGCTCGGCTGCATACTTTCGAATCTCAAGGTCCTGTCGCTGCTTTTCGAGATCCGCGAGCTCCTGCTCGTGCATATCGATTCGATCATTTATTGGCTGATCGAAATATGAATCGACCGCTTCGACCTCGAGATAATAGGGGTCGAAACTTTCGAAAGATGCCATCATTTCTTCGGGCATATGAGTCATCACATATGTCGCCATATAGTTATACATTGATGGTGTAATAGATTCTTCCAGGAACCTCTCGAAAGTCGAATAGGTCCATTTATAGAGTTGTTCGCCCGACTCGGAGGTCATGCAAAGGAGTTTGTCGTCTTCCCAAGAGAAGGTGGCCATTTTTCTTAAAAGTGGAGTCTCCTTTGAGTAAGCTGACTTTGACAGAACACAAATTTTAAGAATCTGCCTCCTCCTTCTTGGTGTAGACCGCCAGGGTCACCTTGAGAGCCTGAGCCGCAGCGGCCTTCTCGGGAACCTTCACCGTGTCGGTCGACTGCTCCATTGTCGCTCCCAGAATAGCCTGGTAGAGAGATGTCTCCTCGAGAGCATCCTTGAGATCAGAATTCGCCTCCTTGAGCTCAGCCTTGATATTGTTCACACGATCGACCAACTTCTGAATGTTCGCACGGGAAGCCATTGTTACCTAATCAGCGACTGATTTTTTTATCTGCCACTATGTTAATGTCGAAGAGACTTCGGACAAATACGGGTGCCGCGCCGGGTGGAGGGCTGTCCAATTCTGAAATGACCTATTTGACACAGAAGGGATTTATTTTGAACAAGGGGAAGTGGTTCGCACAGGGTCGCGAGGGCGGCCGTCTTCGCCAAGTTCCTCAGTTGTCTATAAATTCTGCCCTTTCAGAGTTTCGGGTTCTTCAGAATAAGAATTTATCAAATGGCAAACGGACTTCTTTCGAAAATCTCAAGGCCCGGTCTCGAAATCTGGGCGGAGGCCTGTTTAGTCTGGGCAGGGTCCGGCCGGTGAACCTTCCCCGGGGGGTCTTCCCCTCGCTCAAAGTCACTCCGAACAACAAAATAGGCGAGTGGGTTTTCCACAACAAAGCGACCGCTTCAGAGGCGGCGACCGATCCCACGTCCGGGGATGTCCACGATAGTTCGATGTTCGATTTGGACCCTGATGATGAAGAAAATTTGAGCCTTATTCTGGACTTTACCGGTATGCTCGTCCCTCGTGAAAATGTCCAAGAGTTTAATCAAGTCAAAGATTTGTTCGCCAAGACCTGGAAGGATGTAGCCCGGGCACAGGCCGCCAACGGTTCATATCTCGAGCTGCACTCTATGGGCTTTCGGGACCAATCGACCGAGGTCACCTATCTCGACCGGAACGAAATCAAGGGACCGGGAAGTCTCGCCTTTAGACAGATCATAGGCCAGGGTGTCACGAATGGAAAACGGAACAGAATCTTCCTCAAGACCCGAGTGACCCTGCAGCACGTGAATGATCCGGCTCGTTTCGTTTCTCAAATTGGACCCGGAAGACCGAATGAGGTCGATACGGAGATTGCAGGTCTTCAGAACTACGCCAAGGGAAAGTGGGCCGGGGAGCCCGATGTGGTCCAGTGGACCATGGAGGGAAACCAGCCGGTCATTAACATTTTTGAATTAAAAATAGGAGCCGGAAAGACCGAGTCGAACAACAAAGGGGCCCACGAGTATAACCAGCTTATCCGGGTCAAGAGAGCATTTGACAATTATCTGGACTATATTACTTCTAAAATTGCACAACTGGCCGCAAAGCCGAGCCGGAACGCAAGCGAACAGGCAACCCTGCAGAGCTGGAATGGCTGGGTTCGACCCATCGTCCGAACCTGGTTCGTCGCCTTCCTCAAGGGATCGGCCCCATCAAACTCTCGGCGGGCCATAATGTTCGGAAGGAATAATGATTTAGAAAGAAAATTCACATCCACAAATGAAATGATAAAACTTTCTCACTGGCGTCAGATTCGGGAGATTAATGGTGAACAATTCTGTCAGGTCACCGGTATTAATTACCCGATGATTAGCGCCTTCATCGATCTTCTGAACCACCAGCGCGTCGAGCAGTTCAAGATGGTTCTGGACAATGTTTTCAATGAGACGTCGGTCATTGGCCGGGCCTACAAGAATCTGGCCGGAAGGCGTTACAACACGATCAAGTCTCTCGTAAACGCCAACCCTAACTGGATCGAACCCGTCGGGACGACTCTGAAACGCGTCAACTCGGTCACAAACAACAAGGTCACTGCTTATACCGGTTACACGAGCACCGGAAATTACAGAAATAACACGGCCCCGAACGCAGCCGCAGCCTCGTCTTACCAGCCGAACCTTCAGTCACTTACTATGAAGCGGACTCTATTGGTTGAAAATTTAATGAGATCCCAAAAGGCCGGAAATGCCAACAAGGTCCGGCGGATCCTGAACGGCCTCGGACCCAAGTCGACCGATAATATCGCCAATTCTATTCGGAGAAAGAAGCTCTTCTTCAATACGTATCGTGTCGCTCTGAACAAGCCTGATTACTTGCAGAAGGTTTTGATGGCCCTGATGGCCGGGCAATCTATAAACACCATTCGCCCGAACAGCACCGTAGGACCGAGCGCAGCGGCCCAGGAAGCCGCGGCGGCCTATGCCGCAAGCGCAAATCAGATGAACCAGAATGTAGCAGGGTTTCCTCAAAATAATATGCAGTAATGGTAATGGTCACAGCCAAAGAGCAGGCTCTGGTCGATAAAATATTTTTAAACAAAGTCAAGGCGGCCTATAGGGCCCGGAAGAAGAAGTATGAACAGATCGCGCAGAAGCTGGCTCTTCCACCGGTTCCGACCGTTTTTATCCCAGATGACTACATAAATCCGGTGACGCTCAACAAGGCGAAATATGGCCCGGTCGTCTACAAGGTCCGGGACGCCTCTTCGGGCCGCGTGAATTACTATAACAAATCGACATTCTGGTCTCTCATGCGAAACACGGGAATAAAAAACAACTACCAGCTCCTTATGGCGATGCCCAAAAACGCCCTATTCAAGAACCCAGTGACTCGGGGGCCCGTCAAGCCTCGCAACGTCACTCGGGTCAGGGTGAAGCCCGCAGCGGCCAAAATCCAATCAGCAGTGCGCCGTCTTATTAAAAAGAAGAAGTCTACTAAAAAGTAGATGGACCCGTATAAAGTTCTAGGGGTGCCCCGAGGCGCCCCCGAGGCCGAGGTGAAAAAGGCCTACCGTAAACTTGCTATGCAGCATCATCCCGATAAAGGTGGTGACCCAGAGCAATTTAAGAAAATTCAGGCCGCCTATGACTCTATTTCGAACCCTCAGCCGGACCCTACGGCCGATATGTTCTCTCATATGTTCGGAGGGTTTCGAAAACCAACCGGACCTGTTCGCAGGGCCGACCATGAACACTCTATTCGAATTTCATTTGAAGATTCGTTTCGAGGAACTTCAAAGAATCTGAAGATTTCTTTGGAGAAACCTTGCTTTGCGTGCCAAAGGCGCTGTCGGTCATGCGAAGGCCGTGGGGGTGTTCAAATTCAGATGGGCCCTATGGCCTTTTCACAGCCGTGTCAGCCGTGTTCGGGTCAGGGATTTTCATCGAACGGATGTCTCGAGTGTAGTTTCAAGAGACACAAAATCGAGTCGCTCAATTTAGAATTAAAAATACCAGCCGGGGTTGAAAATGGGGCCCGTATTGTCAAAAGAGAAATGGGAGAACAGGCCCGATCAAAGGATGAGGAGCCCGGTGATCTTATATTTCATATTAAAATTGATGATGATCCTATTTTCATGAGACAAGGTTCAGATTTGATTTTTAATACAAAAATATCTTTCGAAGAGAGTGTCAATGGGAAAGTTTTGGAAATTCCACACTTTGATGGACCTATACAAATTGATACCAAGGACTGGGGAATCCTGGACCCGCGCGAAGATTACATTATCCCCAAAAAAGGTTTTGGGGGTAATGGGCGTCTAAGAATTTCTTTTAATATTGTTTATCCTCCGGTCAGGGTTCGATATTTACTAACAAAAGTCGAATAACGACCGCAAGGGCCGTGACGACCATAGTGTCCTGGGCGGCGTGTATGACCTCATCCATACTGAGTTGGGCGTGATGAAAGACCAGATCATTCAGTGCACTGGGGACAATACCCATACCCACATCTCTCGTGGCCCTCTTATGAATTCTAGAAACTTTCTTACTCAGAGGGTGCCTTTGTGCACGCCTCATGAGGACACGAGTTTGGACACAGACTTTCATTTACTATAATAAGATTACACTATTTTTAAGGCGAACCAGGTGGCGTTAGCATTTCTAGAACGTTGTGTCGACTTGTGACTTCGGGTTCACCATCATCTTCAAAATCAATAATATAGGCCTCTTGTGATTCGAAAGCGACCTCGCGTGAATAACACGCGTTTAGGCCCTGCGGGGGGTCAGGGTCGTTGCGGACAAATATGATGTCACACAATTTTGGAGAAAAATTGACCTGTTTCACTCGAAAGTAAAACTGACCTTCAATATCCAGGAGTTCCCAGCCGATCGGGCGAGTCGGTTCATAGACTGACTGAACTGAACCATCCAGACAGATGATATAGATGTCGTTGTTCTTCGGAGCGACCTCAAAGTCCGGCCCGTATGAATAGGTCGATGCGGTCCGTTCGAGATTGTTCGGCACTGATATGTCTCGCGCCCCAAACACAAGTCCGGGTCGGAGGAGCGAGTCCATTTCTCTCTAAAATTCAAAATTTGCGCGTCTTGCTGGCGCTCTCAAGACGCCTTTTCTCAGTCAGGGCCTCCTTGGCCCGAACGGCCTTCTGGCTATAAACTGAACGATCGGTCGACTTTTTGGCCGAAGTGCGTTTGGACTCTCGGGAGGATGTCTTTTCCATCAAGTATCTTGGGATCCTCAAGGAAATTATCTGACTATTTCAAGACACGTATTTTCAATATGGAGGATTCAATCAAATATATCAGAAAACATTCACGGGCCCACAAGTATCTCTGTGTCCTTCCAAAGAAACGAGTGGAGGAAATAATTTCAAAAAATGCCATGGCCCTCGATAAAATTTCTATTTTTAGAACAAAATTTGCACCGGCCGAGGTCCATGATGAATATGATGAAATGAGGGATCAAATAGTTGCAAATACGCGTGATCAATTACAGGAAGAATTTAAGAAAAAATTTAAAATTACTCTAGGGACTCCAATAGATTTTGCTCTGAAAGTTTATCTGAATGATTCTTGATCTCAAGTTTCAAGGTAAGATCCTCGACCCTTTCCCATGCGGCTCGACACTCGGGGGTGTCTTCATAGTTATAGCACAAATTCTTTGCGTGTTGAATTGCACTCCGTAGTTCACGGGAAGTCACCCGTGGACGACGAGGAGGCTTCGGAGCACATGCGAAAATTTTGAGTGTTGTAAGAGCCATATAGTCAGATAGAGACTGGAGTTTTTAAGTGACTATATGGCTTCACGGGTCGTCCTAAAAGCGAGCGATGTTGCGGCGATCATCGGTATGAACCGGTATAAGAGTCGAACCGAAATTCGAGATGATCTATGGAAAAAGTATAAACCCGAAACCTTCAAGGGGTTGACCCGCCGCGACAAAGAGCAGCAGGCCCTGCGAGCATCTCCGGTCGCACAGGAGGTTCTGGCACGCGTCTCGAACATAAAGGCCCGGGACTCTTCCGATGTTCAGTCGATTATGACCTCTGTGAACGAGTCGATCGCACAGGACGTGAATTTGACGAGCGAGCAAAAGAGCGAGGTCCTCGACCATATTCGAAGCCGGGTGTATACTTCGCACGGAACTCGTTCGGAGGATAAGACATCCGACAAAGTCGAGGCCGAAGAGGGGGCGCGACTTGTTCGGGACAATTCATTTTATAATTTAGATGTGTGCGAGCTTGGTGATTTTAAGTTTGTAATTGTGGGAAAGATCGATCGGATCGAAGAGCGCCCCGATGGGTCCCGAGTCCTGGTCGAAATCAAGAATCGCACAAACAGGTTATTTAAGCAGGTGGTCGAATACGAGATGGTGCAGGTCCAAGTATATCTGCAGATGCTTGGCCTAACAAAGGCCCGCCTGGTTGAGCAGTATAACTCCCAGGTGCTGAGTCACGATATTACTCGGGATGAAGAAATGTGGTCAAACACAATAGTTCCTCGACTCGAGGAGTTTTGCAATGAACTCTATGAATGTTTTAATAAGTAATTTTACCACTAAATAGATCCTCAAATGTCACCATAAATACCTCGTCGTCCTCGTTCGTGAGCTCCCAGCCCTCGCCCGGGGTGAAGTCGGTCACGACGCAATCTACAAAGCGCGTCTTGTTCTTCTTCAAATTGAGATTAAGTGTCACCTTGCGTCCAATCAGAGTCTCGAACCAGGACTCGTAAGTCTCTAGCTCATTCGCAAGCTCGTCGCGATCCTTCGCCAGGTCAAGAACAGCCTCGATAGCATCCATTATACTAGAGAAGGGCCGATAGTTTTTATCTGTGATTACTTCAGGAATGTCCATTCTCAATATTGGTCTACTTTCAGTTGCCGAAATAGTGGGAGACTTTGGATACAAAAGTTTCGCACGAGGTGGAGGGTCGGCCGCATTCGCTCAGGGATCCATAGGTTACGTCGGTGTCATATATTTCCTTATAAAATCACTGAGAGAAGGGAACGTTCTTTATGTAAATGGAATGTGGGACGGCGTATCAGCCGCCCTAGAATCACTGGCGGCCTATTTCATACTAGGCGAGAGACTTCAGAGACCTATTGAATATTTTGGATTGGTCCTAATTATCATAGGTATTTTACTACTTCATGCACCACCGGGGTTAATTCCAAAATAGATTAAACTACTAGACAATATATTGTGATTACTTCAAACAGGTCTCTGAGCGCTCGTCCGCGCTTCGATCCGCTCACCTTGCCGACCTCGAGCCGCGGGTAGCGCGTGGCGCTCTCTTTTGGGGGCTCGTCGATCCATTCGCACTTGTCCATGTGACGATCACTAAAGTAGTCGTCGGTCTCAAAAAGGACATACTCAATATCCTCGCTCGCCACATCCCGCGACTTGAGGAAATTGTAGGTCCGTTCGATATCCTTGAAATCATCGATGCACTGGCCCATAATTCGGCGGGCCATTTTTGACCCAAAGTGCTCTGCGAACTCACGGGCCTCCTCGGCACATTCATCAAGGGCCGCCGAAAGCACCTCGGCGCAGCGGTTCTCCCAAGCCTCCTCGTCCCACTCGTCCCGGACGTCCTGGAATCCCTTGAAGTGGATCGGCCGACGGCACATTGGGCATGAGGTGCTCGCACCGGTTCCCTTCAGATACCAGTTCTTGATGCAGGTCGAGCAAAACTCGTGACCACAGGCCAGCTTGCGGAAAGAGCCCTCTGAGCAGTAGCAGACTGTGCACTCGCGTTCCATTTTGAGGGTCTGAATCCTGCTATTGGCTGAGAAATTTGACGCGCTCAAGACACCTTTTTTTAAAGAAATAATCTCTTAATATAAGAGATGTCAATAGTGGCGCCACCTCGCCCTCCTATAATGGCAAAATCCTATGGGGACAGAGGCCCGAAAAAATTGTTTACAATAAATTCAGATAAAAACAGGGTGTTCACATTGCGGACCGAAAATACAGCGGTCCTAGGATTCAAGGACAGGAATGACGCCTTATTTGTGAGTAAAATGATAGAGACTCATATTATTCATGAAAATGAATGGCCCGACATACTGTCAGACAATTTAGTTCTACCTTCAGGAATAAATTACGGTGAGCTACATCACGTCTACATTCAAGAATGGGAAGCGGACGCTCTGTTCCGAATGTGTGTAGGTAATTTTTTAGAACTTGTTACAGTGAGTGAAATTTTAGACAAAAATTCATCAATAAATTTTTCTGGACAACTCGCCAGTTTTACAGAGTCCGATGAGTATTATAGAAAGAGACTCGCGGAACTTTATGAACTCGGCACGTAAGCTTTGCCCCTAAGAACACTTTTGGCATAGACCGCGCAGAGACAAAAATGAATATGAGGCCACTCAATAGCATCTTTGCTCGACAAAACTAGGCCCAAAGGATTCTTGTTAATTTCCTGGACCAAATCAAACTTCTTGTCGGGTCCCATATTCTCGGCCAGATCCATCATCTGAGATAGCCACTTAACATGGCTCCGGTCGAGACTGTCAAATTTAGAAACAAAAGAAGAGGTTACAGACATTTCATAATAAAATTGCTCAATCTTTTAAGCTTACATTCCACATGTAGTGCAAGGGGGTGCGTATCCCGAGGCCCTCTGCTGCAGAAGAAGCCAAAGAATTATCAAAATCAAAAACAAAATTAGGTAATTCATCTTATTAATCGTCAAGATTTTCTTCCTCCTCTTCGTCCTCTTCCTCTTCGTCCTCGGTTTCTGTTTCAATCAGGTCCTCCTCTTCCTCCTCTTCGTCCTCATCATCGTAACTTTCCTCGTCCGAATCTGAGGGAATATAATCATCATCTGAATCTATTTTTACAAAACCATCTTCACATATTTTAAAACCGGCATCCTCTTCCAAGTCTGTTTTTAGATATTCCGCAATGGACTCGTTATCAATTTCATATGTATCATCCTCGTATCTCCAAATTTTATCATCAGATTCGGAAAGGTATCTGATGGTGAAAATTTCACCCTGTTTTTCCACTACACGAGCGAGAAGCGGAACGGGTTTGCGAGAGCCGACGTCGGTCCAGACCTTTACCAGACTCATCTGCTCTTGCTCACATAAAATGTTTTTAAGTAAATTTACACGTTTTAATATTTAAAAAAAAGATTTAGTTCAGGGGAGCCGTCAGGCGTGCGAACATCGCCTCCTGCTTCTTCTTCTGGGGGCCGCGAGGGCCGCGGGCGTGCGGGCGGGCGACACCCTTGTTCTTGCGCACCTTGCGCAGGTGAGGGTTGGGCAGGTTCCACATCGGGCTCATGGCCACCTTCCGCGGGCGGCCGCGGGGCTTGGCGGCCAGGGCCGCAAGATACTTGCGCTCGACCGGGCCCGGGCCGAACAGCGCAGGCAGGTTGCCCACGTGGGGGCCGGCGCGGGCACCACGAGCCACGCCGCGGTTCACGCGGGGGCGGCGGAAGCCCTTGGGGCGGATGGCCGTGGGCGGGCGCGCCTTGGTGTTGGCCAGCTTGCGCTCGGTGCCGCCTGGGCTCTTCACGAAAGCAACCTTGGGGTTGTAGGTCGTGCCCTTGGCGGACTTGACGACGAACTTGCCATCGGCCGTCTCGTAGATTACGCGGCGCTTAGAGTTCAGGTAACGGGTAGCAGTCTTGGGTGCTGGGGGACGACCGCGGGGAGCCATTGGTATTATAATTACAGAAAATAATTTAGCACTTCCAGTGGGAACCACATCCTACACAAGTCACATAGGTCGTCATTGGTTCGTCGGCCGATCTCGTCTGAAGCTGGTAGTAGCGCGTCTTGGTCGACTTGCACTTACCGCACTTGAACATACCCTCGTAATCTTCCTCCTGAGCCTTGCGCATTTCTCGCTGCATATCCAATTCTCTGTTCTTAAACATCGCAGCTGAATAGGGTCCCTCGGGCCAGAGGGCGTCGGCTGGATACGACGCGAGTTTCTTCACATCGATTTCTTTGGATCGAATTCTTGCGACCAATTGTGGCGCGATGTTCAGTGAAACTTTGACTGAACCTTCCTGGACGCCAAGAGACACCGAAACCATCGGGGCCCTTTTCATCTCGGACATTATATCAAAGGCTTTTTGTTTATAAATTGTCCTGAAGCGGCTATTTTCCCACGAAGCCTGCTGCCCAAGGCTTCTGGTCTTTTTGATAGCCCAATTTAAGATGTTAATTTCGGCATTTCGAGCACTGGGACCCGGTCCAAGATTGTTGGCAAATTTGGAACGCACGTGGTCTCGCAGGGGATGCTGCATTTTTGTTCGAGAGTCTCTCAGGGTTGTCTGACCATGTCAAGACGCGTTTTCTTTCCGTTTGATCCCGAGAGCATTTTCCAGG